GAGCCGCTGGATTATCCTGCGGCCCTCACCCGCATCGAGAAAGCAGTTGACGATCTGAAGCACGACAAAGGAGAATGACCATGAAGGACGCAACGACCGACGATCCGCGCCTGACGCTGCTCGACATTGCCTCCACCGACGACCACCCGCGCCGGGGGCTGCGGTTGCGCCCGAGCATCGCCGCCGTCTGGGCGCAGCGCTCCAACGCACGCCGCTTCGTGTTCGACCGCGAGGCCTCGCGCCGCGTCGGCGAGATGCTCAACGGGCACACCGACTTGCTGGTCGATAACATCGAGTTCGCGAGAACGCCCTTCCCCACCTGCTACTTCGAGTTCGATGCCCGCGCCATGTGGGCGGCGTGGCGGCCCGAGCAGCCGCACTCGCTCACCTCCGACGAGCGCGTCGGCTACCTCGTGCACGAGGGGACCGTGGTCATCCTGTCGAACGGCAAGCGCCCCAACACGGTGCGTTCGGCGCTGTGGCCGGGTGCAGGCTTCGGCGGCGTCTGCTTCCGCATCAACCGGCCGCAGGCGATCCCGCTGACGCGGCTCACCGGCCACAACGAGGTGGACGCCACCCGCATCCGCGACGCCTACGTGTTCGGCGGCCAGCGGCAGATCGACCTCAACGATCCGCGCGTCTTCAAGCACCCGCATGGTGGTCCGATCAGCATCGACCAAGGGTCAATGCGCGGCGAGCTCGGAGCGGGCATCACCATGCCTGAGCTCAAGGGCGCGTGGACGCATGGCCAGATCGCCAGCCACTTTGATCTGCAGCCGACCTTCAACACCGTGACGCACTTCGGTGAATTGCGCGACACACCTGGGCGCGAGTTCTCAGAGCTCTGCTTCATGGGGGGCGGCGATCCGCTGACGCTGGTGACGCTGCTGTTGTTGCTCAACCAGCCGAGCAAGTTCGTCAGCATGCAGCCGGTGGCGCGCACGGTTGGCCTGTGGCGGGGCGCGCGCAAGGTGTTCCAAGAGCACCACGTCGTCACGCTGCACGTCAGCGACCGGCCGGTCAGGGTCAGGGACATCTTCAACCTCACCGACCGCAAGAGCCCGGTGAACCATGACGTGATGGGACATTGGAAGCACTTCAACAAGGCGACCGACTGCGACCATCACTTCCCCGGCGGCCAGCGCATGGCGTGGGAGCCCATCGGGGCCGAGCGCACATTGTCGGGCGACTACAAGCGCTATTGGTGTAGCCTGTGCCTGCAGCGGCGGACGTGGACCGAAGCGTTCCGCACCGGGGGACCGGGCGTTGCCACTACCGAGTATGCGGTGACGCGATGAGAGATTTCACCAAGCAGGAATTGGACGCGGCGCGCGACATGGCCGACAAGGTCATGGGGCTCTACCAGCCGTTCGCCAACCAGCCAAGCTTCGTCGTGATCAGCCTCATCCACGCCATGACGCGGGTGATGTCGCTGTTGCCGCCGGGGAATGACGAGGCGATGCTCGATGTGGTGCGCGACCTGATCAAGTCGGGGCTGCCGGTGATGCGCCGGATCGTCAACGAGCACGCCAAGACGCTGCAATGAAGTTGCAATGAGCCACTACCGCACGCTCAAGGCGGTCGATGACTTCACGGTGCGCAGCCACGAGAAGTTCCGCTTCTCGTGCTGCGACTGCGGCCTCGTGCACGACATGCTGATGGTGGCCAGCCCGAAGGGCCGGGTGATCGGCGTGGCGGTCGAGCGCAACGAGCGTGCAACAGCGGCGATGCGCCGCGAGATGAAAAAGCGCAGGAGGCTGCTCGGATGACTACGGTGTTCGTCAGGCGGCGGGTGATCGACATGCTCTACGAGTTCGCCATGCTGACCAGCGTCGCGCCCTTCCGCCTGCATGACTACGTGCGCAAGCAGCGCACCAGCGACCTGTGGGAGGTGAACATGAACGAGCAAATCTACGCCATGGTCGTCAAGCTGCGCCGACCGGAAGAGCCATTCGACGATGCGGCCGAGCGCGTCCTGCAATACTCCATCGACTGGGCGACGGGACAGGTGCAAGGGGCGACGCGGCGCGTGACCTGATGGTGCGCCCGCCGATCCACGGTCGTCGAGGGGGGCGGGGGAATTGACCTAGGGGGCGGGCGCGGCGCTTCAGGTGGGATACTTGCGGCTCGTCGGCAAGAACGATGTCTCGATCTCGTTCCACTTGTCGGTGACCCGCTGCCGCACCGCCGCACGCAATTCTACGGCAGCGGCGGCATCGGAGCGCAGCGCCTTGAGCAGCGCCGCAGGCTTCTCGTCGTTCAGCGCCGCGTGTGCGTCGAGGAAAGCGACGCAGGCCTTGTGGTCATCGACGCCGTAGCCGAAGGTGATTTCAAATTCACACTCGCGGAATGGCAGCGACACCTTGTTTTTTTCGAGCCGCGCCTTGACCGTGATGCCGGTGATCCGCTCGATGCCTTTCACCTCGCGGCGCACGAGGCTCGTCTGTGTCAGGTGCACGACTTGGCTGGCGTAGAAATCCAATGCCTTGCCACCGGCACGCACCCACGCCTTGCCATAGCCGCCGATCCTCGAACGCGTCTGGCTGACGATCATCAGCGTGACGTTGGCCTTCGCCATGTCGCCGACGCGCCGCCGGAAGAGCTCCGACAGCGCAGCAGCCTTGTCGGTGCCGTAGGTGGCGCTGCGGAAATCGCGTTCCTTCTCGGCGATGTCGCCGAGCGCGTCCAAGCTATCGACGATGTAGAGCACCGGCTTCGGTGCCTCGTCGATGACGCGTGAGAGGTCGTCGTAGAAATCCTCGACGGTGTCGAGGTGATCCAGCTTGATGCGCTCCACCGGCAGCCCAAGGCTGCGCGCGTAGTGCTCGTCGAAGGAGTGCTCGCTCTCGCGATACCAGATGCTGCCGCCCGGATGCGCGATGCCGAAGTTGGCACACGCCTCGATGGCCAGCAGCGTCTTGCCCGAGCTCCGGTCGCCGACCACGTTGCTGATCCGGCCGAGCGCCCAGCCACCGCCGAGCGCCCGGTCGAGCACCGTGCAGCCCGAGCCGGTGAAGCTGAGGCTGTCAGGCTCCACCGGCTCGGGCTTCGGCTTACTCCGCTTCGCCACGCTGCACCCGTGCCACCAGCATGGCCTCAGCGGCGCTGTAGGCGTGATCGGCCAGCGCCCGGTAGGTCAACTCGGTTGGTGGTGACATGCGCCGCCCCAGCAGCCCGCTGAGCGCCTGCGCGGCGAAGTAGTCGCGCAGGCTCATCCCCTTGAACACGGCACCCGTGGCAGCGGGGAAGGCGGGCTCGTCGCCCGTCGGGTTATCGAGCATCAGCGCGTGCGCAGCGTGGCGCGCGGCTGTTGCTGACGGCGTTGAGGCTGCGGTTCCGGCTTGCCACCGGTCAGCCCTTCGTAATTGTAGTCGTCGTCCTCAGCGTCGGCGGTCGCCTCCTGCGTGACCTCCTCCTCCTCGTAGGGATCGGCGCGCCGCGTGCGTGCAGGAGTGGCCGGTGCTGCCAGCAGCGCATCGCCAGCGCCATCGTCCACCACCGCCTGCGTGGTGCCGAGCAGCGCCTTGTTGAGATACTCAGCCGGGTAGTATTGCAGCGTCGTCGGCAGCGGGTTGTCTTCCACCCAGTTGAGGATGGCCTGCTGCACCCGCGTGTCTTCCGACAGCGGGCTCTCCTCGCGGGCGATCTGGTGACCGATGTATTTGGTCAGCAAACCCTTGCCGGTCTTCTGGAACGATACGTCAAACCCAATGTCGGGATTGTCGATCCAGATCGGCTCGTCGGTCTTACGGCTGTAGCAGAGCGAGGCGATGTCACGATCCTGCGTGCCGCTCATATGGAAGAGCAGCGGCTTGTTGGGCTCGTCGCTCTCGCGGTCGAGTATCCAAGACAGGACGCGTTCCTTGGCGCTCAGCTTGTAATACTCGTTGTCGTCACCCGCCATCTGCGCCTTGCGTGCTTCGTCGCAGATCGGGCAAGGCTTGCCCCGCATCTTGGTCAGGCAGAGGTAAGACCCCTGATCGGGTCCGATCCAGCCGTGCTGCCAAAACGTGTAGCCGTAGTGACGGGCGTTGTCCCACGTCGGAGGCAAAAATCTGATCGTGTTGTAACCATCAGAGGGCCGCCACGTGTCGAAGCCTGCCTTGAAGACGCTGTCGAAGCGTGAGGTCTTGCGCTCTACCCGCTCTTTCAGGTGCTCGACTGATCTCTCTTGGTATTTGAAGGCGGCTCTACGGGGCTGTTGTTGTTGATTGTGAAAAGATGGCATATCTTTTATCTCCTATATGTCCTGCGTTTTTCCATTAGCTTCTCTTTGACTACTGCTGGATCGATTGCTCCTCCTGCTTGCCTCTGTAATTCCACTAGGTCTGTGAGTGACGATTTGCGTTGTGAGTAAGCTTCCTTGAGAGCGGTAACCTCGCCGATCTTCTTGGTCACGTCAACCATCAGCAGGCTGTATTCCTGCACCTTTGGATCGAGCGTCACGTAGGCGTCGGCCTCGCCGACCGTCATCCTCGTCTCGGCTCCCAGCCGCACCGATTGCAGCCGCCGTGCCTTGGCCTCGTCGAGCGCCAGCCGCAGGTTGTCGTGCTCGGCCTTCGCGGCGGCGAGCATCTTGGCGACGCGATAGAATAATTCCGGCTGGCTGGCATCGGCCTGCATCAGGTCGAGCGTGTCGATGCGGATCGCTGCTTCGAGCTCGGTGAACGTCGGCTCGTGGCGTGCTGTCGGTGCGCCGTTGCCCATGGTCGCGCGCTCAACCATTCGCTTCACCCATTTATTCATCCTCCCTGTCCTCAAGCTATCTGAACAAACCCGCCATCACCCGTGCTTTCGAAATGACCTACCTTGCTGAGATTGCACCAGTCGTAGCCGGTCGATACTTCGACGGCAAGCGGGACATTCAGCCACAGGTGCTCCATCCGCAGCATCTCGTGCAGGATGATCTCGACGCACTCGTCGAAGCGCTCCTCGCGGATGAAAAAACCGAGATCGTCGTGCACCAGCATCACCGGCTGCAAGTCCTCGTCTTCATACTGCGACAGCCTGACCATCGCCTCGCACACGAGCAGCGCCTCGTCGGCTTGGATCGGTGAGTTGACGATCTGGTTCTCGGTGATCGGGGCCCTGCGCCTGAACTTGCTCAAGCCGGTGACGAAATGGTGCTTTGCATAGAATTGGTGCAGCCTGTCCTGCCATAGCTTCACGTCGGGAAATTCACTCCAGAACTCCTCGTAGAGTTTGTAGCCGTGCTCGATATCGACGCCGAGATATCCGGCGATTGATGCGGGCTGCGAGCCGAAGAACAGCGGGAACACCAACCGGTTCTTGGCGACGCTGCGCAGTTCCTTCGCGTCGCGCTTCTTGGCCCAGCTTGGGACGCGCCGCTGGATGCGCTCCGACCAATCGCCATGGATGTCGTAGTGGTCGAGGAAGGCCTGCACCAGCGCCGGGTCTTTGCTCTCCATCGCGACGTTGCGGGCTTGGATGCCAGAGTAATCGACGCACACCATGACGGTGCCCGGCCGCGCCACGATCTGCGAGCGCACCACCTTGGCGTCGGTGTCGCGCGTCGGGAAGTTCTGGATGTTCGGCTCATTCGAATTGGTGCGCCACGTCCGCGTCCCCGTGGTGCCGATCACCGGGTGCAGCATGCCGTCATACACCAACGGCTTCTTGGCTGTCGGCCCGAAGGGCGTCAGGTAGGTGCCGAGCACCTTGGCGATGCCGCGCCATTCGAGCACCAACTTGGCGGCGGTCGAGCCGATGCCGAGCAGCATCGGCTCATCGGTGGTGAACTTGTGCGTCGTGTCGATGCCGAGCAGCGTCGCCACCTGCTTCGGCGACGCGACGTTGAATTTCGTGCCGTCGGCTTCGAACTCCTGCACCGCAGGCAGCTTCGCCAGCTTGCGCTCGATGCGGTCAAGCTTGCCCCGATACTGCGCCGTGAGCTCGGCGTTGACGGCGCTGTCGAACGGCAGCCCACGGTGCTGCATGTGCACCAGCGCCGCCACCCTCGCCATGTGGTGGCGGTAGGCCGGGAGCAAGCCCTGCTTGCGGATCGACGCCTCCTGCTTCTCCCAGAGCCGCAGGCAGTATTTGGCGTCCATCGCGTTGTAGGTCAGCACCTGATCGAGCGGCTCGTTGTCGAGGTTGGTCACGTCGAGCGCCGAGACGTTCTTCAACGGCAGCCCGTAGTTCACGAGGCACAGATGGTCGAGCGAGTGCGCCCGAGGGCGGCTGTCGAGCAGGAAGGCCTGCGCGAGGCTGTCGGCCCACAGCGCCGGGCGCACGGCGCGCTTGCCGAAAAAGTGCAGCGTCCACAGCATCTCAAACGATGCATTGTGCGCCACCTTGACGACCGGCGCTTCGAGGAAGCGCTGCAGCGCCCCTAGGATGGCGCTACGCTCGCTTTCCGACCATGTGGCCTCCCGGTGGTCGAGCGGGAAGGCAATCGCTTCCTGACCGATGGCCAGCCCGGCGCTGAGCAGTCGAGCTCCGGGCGCGAATGGCGACAGGCCGGTCGTCTCGTAGTCGAACCCGACGCGCTCACACGCGTCGGTCGCCAACGTCAGCCAGTCGATCACCTGACCCGCCTTGTTGAGCGTCCTGACCCCGGCGAGCGCGTCGTCGGCACCTTCGATTGTCGGCGGCGGCAGCTTGTCCACGCGCGAGAAGGCCACCTCGATCTGGTGCCGCAGCGACGCCTTCAGCGCATCTTGGTCGCGCTCATAGGCGTGCAGGATCGAGGCGGGGTGCACGAAAGCGAAATACCAGCAGACATGCTTGCCGATCTGGATCGGCATCTTGCGACCAGCGAAGCGCGTGATGCCGGTCTGCCCGGTCAGCGCCAAGAGCGGGGTGTTGCCGAAGCCGAAGATCGCCTTCGGCTGCGCTGCTTCGATGTCGTCGATCAGGTAGCCACGGCAGTGCATCATGGCGAGCGGCGAGGGTGCCGTCTGCTTGCCGATCTTCGGTGGCCAAGATTGCACGACGTTGTTGAAGCGCACCGACGGCTTCCATGCGGGCGGTATCATCGAGCGCAGCATCTGCCCCGACTTGCCGACGAACGGCCTGCCCTCCGCAGCTTCGACCGCCCCCGGCGCTTCACCGAGCATGTAGACATCGCACGGCATGGCACCCGACGGGCCCGCCTTCGGCGACATCTCCAGCGGGCACCCGACGCAGCCCGCAGCCATCAGGGCGGCGGGATCGATCCCGTGGAAGGGATCGCGCGGCTTGCGCTGCGTCTTCGGCTTGGCCGCGTCGGGTGGCATGAAGCCCATGGACTACGGCGCGGGCATCTCTTGGCAGAAGCCCGCTTCCTGCAGCACCTTGATCGAGTGCTTGAAGTCCGAGCGGATGGTGCTCACCGAAATCGGTGTCACGTCGATGTGCTTTTCCTTCAGCTTCTCCATCAACTCGGCGTTGGTGACATCCGGGTTGCGGATCATCATCCGCTTGATGGTGGTGCTGGCACCGGGGGCCGCAGGCTTCGGTGGGCGTGTCACCTCGCCGTCGTCCTTCGCCTTGATCGACTTGACCGGTGCCTTCGAAGGCGTCTTCACGGCGGGCGGCGGCTTGCGCACCGGGGCCTTCGAAGGCGTCTTCACGGCGGGCTTCTGGCTCGGCTTCGGAGCGGCGGCCACGACGGGCTCTTCGACCTCTACCGGCGGCTCGTCTTCCTCGAACGCAACCTCCTCTGCATCGACCGGTGCGTCTTCTACCTCAGCCTCTTCCGGCTCGGCCTCTGCGGCCTCCAGCGGCTCGTCTTCGGCCTCGACCGGGGCTTCCTCCTCGACCGGTGCCGGGGCCTCTTCCGCCTCGACCGGCGCTTCGTCTTCCTCGACCGGCGCAGCGGGCGCTACGTTCAGAGTGGCGCGTGCCGTGGTGGGCACGTGATCGGAAAACTCTTTGATGTCGTTGGGATTTGTGTGCGCCTGATAGAGTTTGACGCTGTCGTTATACCAAGCCTGTGCTTCCCCCGAGAGAGCGTCCCATGACTGCGAGGTCATTTTCTGACCGTCCTTCAGCATGCGGACGAAATATTGTGGCCTGCTCTCCCCGGCTCCCTGCTTGACCTTTGTCGCCTTGATCAGTTCCATTTCCAATTTGCTCGTTGGCATCGCTACCTCCAAAAGGATGGCGAAGCTAGGCGCATCGGATCGATTGCGCAAGCCCCGAATTTATTCGATGACGAGGGTCGCGCGCAGGCGCGCGGACTTCAATGTCTAAGGCTACCACCATTCTTTTCAGAGACTGAAAAACTTGTAGGTGAAAAAGAAGCCCTGTGAGGGAGCGAGCGAAGCGAGCGAACGAACAGGGCTTCTTCTCCAACAGGCGAGCGAAGCGAGCCTGTTGGAGTAGTTCTTTGAGAACAGGCGCGCGTAAGATGGTTGGTGTATGTTGTAATTGGTAATTTGATCTGATAGGGGGCATTGGATGTTGAAATTGGAAATTCCCCTGACAGAAGGAATGGGAGCCATGGTTAAGAGGCTGAGGCTGTTCTCACACACAGTGACCAACAGGACGGGGCAGTATCACACCTCGTCGAAAACCTACTCTCGAAAGCTATGCCTCAAGACCATGCTGGCGATGGAGCCATCCCTCACCCGCATCTTCGTCAAGTGTGGCGGCAACGCTTTCGAACACGCATACCTCAGCAAGAAGGACCGCTTCAGGAAGCAGGTGTGGAGGTTCTACATCAACGAGAAGGTGGACGAGGTCACCCTCAACGCGGCAGAGCTCAACGCTCTCGGTGTTCATCAAGATGTTGAAGAAATTCGGTAACCACGTATATTACTGGGGAACCAAAATCCCGCTCGCAGGAGTTCTGAGCCCCATGAAGAGACTAAAGCTACGCCGCCCTCCCGACCGCTGGGAGCTCGCAGGCAACAGGCGCGAGCAGGTTGTCGAACTGCGCGAGCAGGGCTACAACCAGCCGGAAATCGCGGACATCCTTGGAATAACCCAAGCCCGCGTGAGCCAGATCATGGCTCCCTACGACAAGCAGCGGACAAATAAACGCCACATGCTACGTCTTCTTGACGCAGAGCCGGTGTGTGCATCGGCCTGAAAGGTCCGAGATGAGTGCAACAGCCGAGAGCATCATCACCTCGCTGGGCAGCCTGCCTCCCGGCGAGGTGGAGCATGTGCTCAAGCACATCACCGCCATGCGTTCGCTGGGCGCGTGGGGCGGCGAGAGCACCGATGACGACAGCAGCGAGGCACGGCGCGTCTTCCGCATCCTGTGCGAGGAGATGCAGCTTGCCGGGCTGATCGACATGCACAACGTCAGCTACCAGCGTATGCGCAACCGGCGCGGCTTCGCCGAGAAGGCCAAGCACGTCTGCGCCTTCCTCGATGAGCAGCATCAGGACCGCCGCGTGCAGGACGGCATCCTGCGCATCGGCATGCAGTTGTTGATCCGCTGGATGCGTGAGTGGGCCGATACCAAGGGCGACTTCTTGGTGACGCCCTACGTCCTTGCGCGCAACATACACAAGCTTCCGGCACGCCTCGACCGCGCGTTCCCCGGCTACGGTGCAGTCGGCATGTTGCACCTGCTGATACCGAATGCATGAGATTGCCTGCCGCCTTGGAGCGCACCTCCTTGTGCACGGCAGCAATGGCACCGGCCCCCTGTCTCCTTCCTGCTTCGTGGGGGCCGGTGTTCTTTTGTTTTGAATGAGGGGGCCATGTGGCGCGGTCACTATCCATCGATCTGTGCAAGCGCCTAGCGCGGCTGCTGCCGCTGTTGTCGTCCGACCAACCGGGTGAGGTGACGGCGACTGCCGCCGCCATCGGCCGAGCTCTGAAGGCAGCCGAGCGTGACTGGCACGACCTCGTTGCCGTGCTCACCAGCGTGCCCGCAGTGCAGCCGAAGCCTGCCCACCGGCCACAGCGCGACGCGCGCGGGCAAGCCATCGACAGCGAGTATGTGATCGAGCTCGTGCACAACATCCGGCAATCCGGCTGCTACCTGTCAGCCAAGGCCACCGGCTTCCTCGACAGCCTCGAAGACCGCGCCGACAGCTACGAGCTCATCACCTTTTCGGAAAAGCAATGGGAGTGGTTTGTCGCGCTGCTGCAGCAGGCCAGCGTCGATTTCGACATGGCCTAAAATAAGTTGAGTAAGTGGGCTTGCCGCCCAGCCAATATAGCCACACCTAAGCAGGCAGCCGGACCTCAATGCGTCTGGCAAGGAGATGACCATGCAAGTCAAGTTGAAAGAGTTGAAGCCCAATCAATTTCGCGACTTCGCCGTCGATCCCGTCGATGAAGCGCAAGTCGCCACCCTCACCAAGTCCATCAAGACCAACGATTTCTGGGGCGGCGTCGTCAGCCGCCAGACCGACGACGGCATCGAAGTTGCCGCTGGCTGGCACCGTATCAAGGCCGCCATCGCCGCAGGCAAGGTGACGGCAGAAATCTACGTCGCGCCGAAGGGCAAGATGACCGATCACGACGCGATCCGCATCTACGCCACCGAGAATGCCACGCACCGTGGCGACCATGGCGCGGCCGTCGCCGGATCGGTGGCGTCGGCCATCAAGTATATCGCACGCGCCATCCTCACCGAAAATTGGTCGCTGATTGGTGGTGACTTCTCGGCGGCGCAGCAGGCCACCCTGAGCAAGAACCTGCTCGACAACGGTGTCGGTGAGAAGGTCATCTTGGGGTTCTTGGGCGACATCCCCGGCATCAACAACGGCACCATCCGCGACCAGATCATCAACCTCAAGTCATCCGGCATCTACGACCGGCTGATCGGTGAGGTGCAGGCTGAGCTCGCCGCCATCGAGGCGGCCGAGCGCAAGGCGGCTGCCGAGGCAGAGGCCGAGAAGCGGCGCGCGGCCGAAGCTGCGGTGCGCGCCGAGTTCGAGCGCACTGTGGCAGCCGAGAAGCGCGAGAAGGAACGCGAGGCGGCGCGTGCCGCCAAGGCGAAGCGTGACGCCGAGATCGCCGCCGAGAAAGAGGCGAAGCAGAAGCAGCGGCTGCGCGAGGAGGCGGCGCGCGAGGCTGATCGCGAGCGGCGCGCCGAGGCGAAGCGCAAGGCCGACGAGGAGCGCGCCAAGGAGCGCGCCAAGGCTGATGCCGAGCACCGCAAGCGGGCCGATGCCGAAGCCAAGGAGCGCGCCGAGCGCGCCGCCAAGGCGAAGGCCGAGAAGGAGGCGGCCGACAAGGCGAAGGCCGCTTCCAAGGAGGAGGAGCGCAAGCTGCGCGAAGACCGCAAGGCGTTCGACTTCGAGGGCGTCACCGCTGTGCTCAAGGACGCCAACTACGTCACCCTGTTCCGCGAACTGGTGACCGGCATCGGTGTCGCACCCTACGTCGGGCGCGACGAGCAGGCAGAGCTCGCCAAGCGGCTGGTCAAGGCGGCGAAGCAGGAGCCGGAAGACCGCTTCAAGCACCGCCGCGACGATCCCACCCGCTTCCCCGGCTTCATGCGGGAGTTCGTCCTGACGCTGGCCGTCGCCATGCAGAAGGAGAAGGCAGGCATCACACGCGCGCAGGAGAAGGAAGCGCAGCGCGCCGACAAGTATCGGCAGGCAGAGCAGAAGCTGGAGATGTTCTGGAGCGGCATTCGCTCAGCCCGGTCGCAGTTCTTCGGGCTGGTGCGGCTTGCCGAGGAAGCCAAGATGAACCCGGCACAGCACATCACCTTCCGGCAGTGCATCGACGCGATGCTGGAGGTGATGGAGGAGTGCCGCAAGCAGGGGTTCAGTAATTGGGAGGGCGAGGATGATGTGGTGCGTGCAACGCGCACCAGCGTCAACGGGCGTTACCACAAGATGGTCGCTCACCTCAGCAACTCCAACGAGGGTGAGCGGCACAATGCTGCTGACCTCTTGCACGAAGCAGCCCGCAAGAGGGGAACGACCGTGCCCAAGCTGCTGGGCATCGAGTGAGGAGAATGGACCAAATGTCAAATTTGTTGTGGGGTAATGCCAACCCGCGTCGCGGGTTGGTCTATGCTAAATACGCCGAGCCGTTCCTTAAGGACTTCCCCATCGGCAGCTACGTCATCATGGACACGCAGTTCGATCCGTGGTGCTGGGCGCATGGCATGCTGCCAAGCATCAGCCCGCAGGCGCAGGCCAACCATTCGTGCGACGAATGGACCGCACACAATCAGCGGCGGCAGAAGGTGTTGAAGGGCTTCTTCAAGACCACGACGCACCCGCGCGTGTCAACGCCGTATGCTCTCGTCGCCAGCAAGCGTGAGCCGGGGGAATACATCGTGCGCGCCGCGTCGGAGGAAGCGATGCGTGGGCGGCTGGCGATCAAGTTCGACCGCTTGACTGTCACCTACCGCAAGCAGCTTGAGCATCTCCTGCAGGGGCCCGACTACGGCAAGCTGCCGGTGGAGGTGCGCTTCCTCTGTGAGGAGACTTACCGGGGCATCGGCAACTTCCGGCGGCGCGTCAGTCTGGACGCCACCATGCTGATCGAGAACTTGGAGGAGTTGCGGCTGCGGCTGGAGAAGCTGGACCATGACAACCAGCTTCTGCTGACCAGCGGCGAAGACGCCAACGGCAGTGACGACCTCGACGTCGAAGACGACAACGGTGAAGACGAAGACAGCGACGAGTAAAACGAAAACCCCCGCCGGTCATCCGGCGGGGGTTCTTGTCAGGCCACGAGGCCAAGCTTCTGGTAGCGGCGCAGCCGAGGCCGCAGCTTCTTCAGCGCCGTCTGAGCTCGCTTGATCCGCGCCTCCCATTCGGTCACCTGCAGCCGCACCGCCTTCGCCCGCTTCAGCACCGTCGCATCACGCCGCTCCGACACCTGCTCCGGTGTCTTCGGCGTGCGCGTCCGCTTGGCGATGCCGGTGGGCTGTCTCGGCGTCTCAGGTGCGAACACCCGATACGCCGACTTGACCTTGCGGCGATCCGTCTCAACCCACTTCACCACGCCGCCGCCAATCGTCTCGGCGACGTGACCGCTCGACACCGCCACCCAGTGCTTGGTGACGTTGACGAGGAAGGCACCCGGCATGTGCTGGGTGTCGTCCACGAACTGCCCCAGTGTCTTCAGGTCAGTGGTGGGGTAGTCCGTGACCTTGCAGCCGAGGCGCTCCAGCACCGCCGTCACCTCGTAGGTGCTGGTGCTCTTCGGGAACGGTCGCCGCCGCTTGCTGGGCTTCCTGCGCTGGCTGCGCCACCAGTCGTCACGCACGCGGAAGATCATCTTCTCCACACGCGTGAGCGGCGTGCCGGTGAGGGCGGACACTGCGGCGGGTCCGCAGTAGTAGACCCGCCTGCCGGTGTCGTTCTGGACTGGCCACAGCATCATCCCCTCCCCGAGGTGAGCCGGTCCCAGTCGCGCAGCGGCAGCTTGCCCTGCACCTTGGTGGCCGTCTCGCGGAAGTAGACCCACTTGCGACCGCGCGAGATGAGTTGCACCCCGCGCGTGCCAGAGCCAATGCGGGGGCACTGGTCCTGCAGATAAATCCACGCGTCAGAGCGTGGTCGTCTCTTACTCATGGTCATTCTCCAAGTTGTCAAAGAACAGGCGGCGACGTTGCCGACTACACATATATAAGCACTTATATCAATAAGTCAAATCGACCAACACGTTAGGTCATAAAAACGGGGTGATTTGACAAGACTGGGTTGTTGCTATACAAGCACTTAGCCCTGCGACAATCTGTCATTTTCGCTTGTGTGCAAACTCGAAGCATGCCATCTGTCCCGGCCGGGAGAACGAGAATAAATGCGCCTCACCGATCCGATGATCGAGAACGTCGTCACCATGCTGGGCTGGAGCCCGCATGGCAATGTCATCGGCCGGATGCTCGAAGGCGTGGAATTGCCCAACGAGTATGGGCTGATCGCGTCGCGCTGCCGGGGCTACTGGAAGCAGCACAACAGCCCGCCCGCGCTGCACCTCCCCGACCTCTTCGACGACGTGCTGTCGCGCTCCGACGATCCGCGTGCCATCGCGCTGCGCTCCATCCTTGGCCAGATGCAGAGCCTCAAGGACGGCATCAACGCGGGCTACGTCATCGGGCGCATGTCCAGCTTCCGCCGCCTGACCGCCATGCGGCAGGCGGTGCTCGATGTGGCGGGCCGCCTGTCACGCGAGGATGACACGACGCTTGCCGACGCCGAGAGCATGCTGTCCACGCTGCTGCGCTCGCGCGAGATCGAGTTCGATGCGGGCTTGGGCCTTGGCAACCTCGACGAGTTCATGGCCTACATGAACATCGAGCGCGGCTTCAAGATCGGCATCCCGCCGCTCGACATGATCGGCATCACCCCGACGCGCAAGACGCTGTTCTGCAAGCTGGGCGTGGCCGGGAGAGGGAAGACTTGGTTCCTCGTGCACTGCGGCAAGCAGGCTCTCAGGGCGGGCCTGCGCGTCGTGCACATCAGCCTTGAGATCGACGCGCCGTCGGTGCTGTCGCGCTACTACCAGAGCATGTTCACGGCCAGCGAGCATCAGGTCAAGCACCTGATCACCACGCTCACGACCGACCACACCGGCCGCGTCACCGCCAGCCCACAGACCGAGGTGGACCCGGCCTTCGCCTTCCGCCATGACGGCCAGATCAACCCGGAGCTCCACACCGAGCTCGCTGTGCGCCTGACCCACATCGGCGCGACCGCCGAGAACCTCCGCATCCGCTCGTGGCCGCCACGCGTCGCCAGCATCGACAGCATCGAGGCCTACCTCGACACGCTTGCCGACATGGGACATTTCCAACCCGACATTATCCTTGTCGATTACCCGCAACTGCTCAAGGCGTCGGTCAATCATTACCGGCTGGAGCTCGGCCAGAACGTCGAGCACCTGCGGCGCATCGCCATCGAGCGTAACTGTGCAATGGTCATGGTGCACCAATCGAGCCGCGCCGGGGCCAAGTCGAAGAGCGTCGGCATGACGCACATCGCCGAGGATTGGAGCGTGGTGCAGACCTCAGACTTCCTGCTTGCCTACTCGGCCACCGAGAGCGAGCAGGCCTTCGGTCTGGCGCGCTTGCACATCGAGAAAGCGCGCGTGCCCGGCGCAAAGGGCAAGACGTTGATCGTGTCGCAGAACTACGACATCGGCCAATATTGCCTGTCCGCCGTGTTGATCCCGCCCAACTACTTGGACTACATGGAGGCTCGCTCCCCGCATCAACGTCCCGGTGTGGAAGCAGCGCCGGACGACGATGATGTGCCGGACGACGAGGAAGGGCCATTCGAATGAGCAGGAAGCCACGCAAGGCGAAGCCGATCTGGACGCCTGACGACATTACTACAGAGGAGGATGAGTATGCGGCCCGCCGTGGTGCGGTGTGGCGGCAACTTATTCAGGAGCCCGACCGTGACCTCGACACGATGGTGTTGGTGTGCGCCGAGTATGGGATCGATGTGACCAAGGATTACGTGCGTTCAACGAGGGCAAGATGGCGCAATACAATAGAAGTGCTTCGCGAAGAGGGCTTTCACGTCCCCGGATGACCTACCAGCCACGCATCAACCGTGGCGTCGAGGCGTTTGTCGAGCGCAAGCGCCGCGACTTCCGCACCTGCCTCGACTGGCAGGCGCTGGACATCGAGAAGGCCGTCGCGAAGCTGCCGGTGCACCCGCCGTTCTTCGCGCGGCTGCGCCGCTCGCAGCAGATATGCGTCACCATCGGAGCGCACATGCGGCGCTTCGCTTTTTTCAACGACATGGGCACCGGCAAATCATTCGTGGCGATGGCCATCGCCGCCTACTATGCCGAGGCCGAGGGCGCGAAGCGCTTCCTTGTGCTGGTGCCCAACCGGGTGAACTTGCGTGGCTGGCTCGACCAGATCAACAAGCACGCCCCCGAGGTCAAGGCGGTGGCGCTGCCGTCGAACATGGAGGCGAAGCTTGCCACGCTGGAGAGCAGCGACGCGCTGCTCTACATCGAGACATACGCAGGCTTCGCGCGCATGTGTGCCAAGCAGGGCCGCAGCAAGATGGTCCCCGATCCGGCCATGGTGCAGCGCATGGCCAAGCTGCTCGATGGGCTGATCCTCGACGAGAGCAGCGCCATCGGGCATCACAAGAGCCTGCAGACCGAGGTGGTGACCGACATCGCCGAGCACGCCGACGCCGCCAAGCTGTGCGTGTTCCTGCTGTCCGGCACGCCGTTCGGCCGTGACCCGCATTTGCTCTGGAGCCAAATGAAGCTGCTCGACCAAGGCTACACGCTGGGTGAGACGCTGGGCATCTTCCGCGCCACGTTCTTCCGCACCGAGCAGAATTATTTCGGCGGCCTGAGCCACGTCTTTCTGAAGAAGCAGACGCCGCTGCTGCACCGGCACATCGCGCACCGCTCCATCCGCTTCGCGCTCGATCAGGCTGACCTTCCGGCCGTCACGCCCATCGTCGTGCACCTCGACCTCGCCATCGATGCTGGCCAGCTATACGAGGCAGCCGTCAAGCAGCTACGCGCCAGCCGTGGCAACTACGATTTGTGCAAGAACGCCTTCATGCGGATGCGGCAAATCTCCAGCGGCTTCATCAACCTCAAAAACCCCGACACCGGAGAGCGTGAGCGGCTGGAGTTCAAGGACAACCCGAAGCTTGAGTGGGTCAAGTCACAGATCGGCGCGCTGGACGGTCAGGTGCTGATCTACCACGACTTCATCCACAGCGGCGAGGTGCTCAAGGCGGCGCTCGACGAGATGAAGGTGAGCAACTGCATCATCAACGGCAAGGTCAGCAGCGGCGAGGTGAACCGCGCCTACGACGATTTCACTCAGGGCAAGAAGCAAGTGCTGTTGCTCAACAGTCAGGCCGGTGCCTTTGGCGTCAACCTGCAGTGCGCCAAGTATGGGGTTTTCTACGAGAGCCCGGTCCCGGTCATCATCCGCAAGCAGACCGAGCTCCGCTTCATCCGCCCCGGCTCCGAGCATCAGAAGGTGGTCAAGATCGACCTTGTCGTGCGCGACACGGTTGACGAGGCGATCCTGCAATTCCACGCACAGGGGGCCGATCTGTTCAAGGCAATCTTAGACGGTAGCTTCAAGCTGTGATTTACCCTAGAGGAGGAATAAATCAGTGACCAACTCAAAGAAGCCAAAGAAGCCGAAATCGAAGTTTTCCACAGTGCGGCACCCGTTCCTGTTCAGCATCACGCGCGGCGATGGCACCACCGTGGTGAAGCGGGTGTGGGCCAAGGTGGTCATGGCTACCGAGCCGGTGACGCTGACGGTGACGGAGGAGCACATCCGGCGCGCAATTGCCGTGGGCGGTATCGGCAACACGTCGCGCTGCACGATGGCGATTTGCTGCTATCAGCAACAGGAGGCCTTTCCCCACAAGATCGAGGGGCACGTCGATTGGAATTACAGCCGCGCCTTCGTGGTCACCAAGACCGACAAGCTTGGCCTGCCAAGCGAGTGCGTCGCCTACGAGCACAGCAGCGGGATCGCCCGGTTGAACGATACTCCCGACGGCCTAGAGGTGCTGCTCAAACGCATCGCGGACAACGGTCCCATCACGGTGACGCTGCGACCTTATCGCAAGCGTTCGGAGGAGGATCGGCCGCACGGCGCACGCGTGAGCACGGGTGTCCGTGACCCATCGCACCGGGGTGCAAACCTACGGCTGGATGTCGCCTACCTCAACAACCGCCCACAGGCCGATTGATGATGGGTGCGGGTAGCAAGCGTAAGGGCTCATCCTTCGAGCGCAGTATTTGCACTTCGCTGTCGCTGTGGATCAGTGGCGGCAAGCACGACGATCTCCTGTGGAGATCGGCCATGTCGGGAGGGCGTGGAACCCGTCGGGAGCTCACGCGCGGAGCGCAGCAAGTCAGCGGCGACATCTGTGCGGTGGCTCCCGGCGGGCACGTGCTCACCAACTGGTGGCACATCGAAGCGAAGCACGTGAAGGCCATGAACCTCACCAGCTTCGCGCTGAAGGGCAGCGGCTGGATGGCCACCGAGTGGAAGCGCTGCAAGCGGCAGGCTGTCAGCCATCACAAGCTGCCGATGATGATCGTCAGGCAGAACCTGATGCCCGAGATCACGCTGCTGCAATATTACCTCTACTACGAGCCGCTGCTCACCATCCCGCAGCACGAGTGCTTCATCTACCTGCTGAAAGACATGCTTGATCAACCCTACACCATCCCACGCCTACCTCTGAGGGATCATGCGTAGACTGCTCCTCACCTGCGACTGGCATCTGTCGGACAATCCTCGCGACGCCTACCGCTTCGGAGCAGTGGAGCAGATCAGGAAGCTGATCAGCGAGAACCACGTCGATGATCTGTTCATTCTCGGTGACCTCACCGATCACCCCGGCGGTCACTCAGCCGCTTTCACCAACCGCATCGTCGAGCTATTGGCGGCCATCGGCGTCGTGTGCCATGTGCACATCCTGCGCGGCAACCATGACGCCTCCGATCCTTCGGTGCCGTTCTTTCGCTTCATCAACTGCATCCCCGGCTGCCGCTACGTCACCGAGTTGATTGGCTGGGAGGCCGAGGGGCACCGCGTCTTGATGGTGCCCAACGGCGCGTGGCCACAACCACTCCCCGACGGCTTCGACATGGTGTTTGCACATCAGACATTCGCAGGAGCTAAAGCGGAGCACGGCACTACCCTCAACGGTCTGCGGCTGCCTCTCGTCAGCGGGCCGATATTTAGTGGGGACGTGCATGTGCCACAACGGCAGGGCATGGTGACCTACATTGGAGCTCCAACGCTCATGCGCTTCGGCGACACCTACAAGCCGCGCGTGCTGCTGATGGACCTGTCCTTCGCCACCGCTCCAATCGTGCGTTCCGGGCCCATTGGCGGCCCGACCAAGCGGCTGGTCGATGTGCAGGCACACGCCGATGGCGACCTCACTTGGCACGGCATCAGCGCCGTCAACAAGGGTGATATCGTCAAGGTGCGCGTCTCCTTCCACGGCGAGATACCGTCAATGGCGCACATGCGTGCCAACCTCGACCGCGCCATCAAGGAGCGCAACGCCACCCTCTACAGCATCGACGTGGGCAACAACACGCGCGACCGCGCCCCCGTTCCCACTCGACCGGTGTCGCGATCCGACGCCGACCTCGTGCGCCAGTATGGCGCTTCCCGCAGCCTCGCCCAGCCGGTCATCAAGGCGGGACTGGACATCGTGAAAGGAGAATGACCATGGCACAGGCCCGACGCAATGACCCGCCAACCTCACACTCGGCGATAAGTTCAAACGACATTGAGGGCCATAACCTGACGGTGTGGCAGATGCTCTACCGCATGCCCAACAACCGAAGCGCGACGTGGGACGAAGCGAAGAAGGAACTGCACCCCATGAAGCCCGACAGCATCAGCCCGCGCTTCAAGACCTTGGTGCGCCGCAAGTATGCCTACCGCATCGAGGTGGACAAGGACGGCAACGAGATCGGCATCATCACGGGCGACGACGTGCTGCGCAAGAAAATCCGCTACAAGACGCGCGCCTGCATCTACAGCCGTGGGCGGCAACTGGTGAACTACTGGAAGCATCCGGATCAGGACGTGGTGTGGACGCCGCCGCCACCGAAGCCAGTGCCGCCACCAAAGGCGGTCAAGCCCAAGAGGATCAAATGAACGAGGAACGCGATCCCACCCCCGCCGAGCGCAAGCTTTATGCTGAGGTGTGCGCGGCGGTGCTCGACACGCTCGAACCCTTCTTGGATCACGCGCTGACCGTGCGTGACAACGACACCATCGATCCGTCGATCATCCTTGACGCCACGCTGCGCGCTGTCGCCGACATCGTCGTGGCCAATCACCACGGTGCGCCGCCGCACAATTGCAAATGCGAGGAGAACGCCGTGCGCAGCCTGCGCTACGCTCTCAAGGCGTCGCGCGATACCTTGGAGGCGCACGAACCGTCCCATGCGCAGCATTGATTTTCAGCGGCTGCACGCCGAGCGCTTCAAGGTCTACTCCGACTTCAGCTTCGACTTCTCCAAGTTCGGACCCGGCTGCCACTCGATCCGGGGCGTCAACATGGTGACCCCGAGGCTCGGCTCGAACGGCACCGGCAAGTCCACTCTCTGGGATGCGCTGCTGTTCGTGCTGTTCGGCAAGACGGCAAAGAAGCTGCGCAGCCAAGACGTGGTGCCCTACGGCACGCAGCATAATCCGAAGGTCACGCTCGACCTCAGCATCGACGGCACGCCCTACCAGATCGAGCGACGTGCGTGGCCGCATGCGCTGATGATCTCCAGCGAAGGGCGCATCGTCTCCAGCAGTTCACAGGAGCACATCAACCAGTTGCTCGGCATGGACATGGACATGTTCATGCACACCGTGATCCTCGCGCAGGGAGCTCCGCTGTTCTTGGACCTCGCACCGCGTGAGAAGCTTGAACTGCTCTCCGACGTGCTCAACCTGACGCGCTTCGAGATGTATGCCATCGCCGCCAAGAACCGCGTCGGCACGATCAAGCTTGAAGACCACACGCTGCAGATCGCCCGCTCCACGGTCGAGGGGCAACTGGCCGAGGTGGAGCGGCAACTCGACAGCGTGCAGAAGCAGGCGCGTGAGTTCGTCACCGAGCGCAACGCCGCGCTCAAGGTGTTCAAGGCGCGCGTCACCGAGGCCGAGCGCCACCTTGGCACGGTCGAGACGAAGGTCATGGCCGCCAAGATCGACCGCGATGCCGCCTACCTCGAAGTGTCCGACGCATCGGTGGCGATGACCAAGGCGATGGCCAGCTACCAGATGGGCGTGCAGCTACGCATCAAGGCCGGTCGCATGACCGTCGGCTCCAACTGCCCGCAGTGCGGACAGCCGGTCAGCAAGGAGGCACGCTCCTGCATCGCCGAGGAAGCCGAGCGGCTGGTCACCGAGAGCAACTACGACACGCTGGCCGAGGTGCACGGCAAGCTGGCGGCCAGCTACCGTGAGGTGGCCAACGACTGCGAGAGCCTGCTCAACGATGAGCGCAGCGCCCTTGTCAAGTTGATCAGTCTCAAGACCGCGCTCGCCGAGCTACAGGGGCGGGTCAACCCGCACGAGGCACAGGGCGACGCCCTGACCAAGCGCCGCGCCAAGCTAGAGGAGCGCGCCGCCGAGATCGATGCGCGCCGCGACGTGCTGGAGGCCGAGCGGCAGACCCTCGATCCATGGATCGACGGTTTTCGCGACATCCGGCTGATCGTGCTCGAAGACGTGCTTGCCTCGCTGAGCGTGCTCACCACCAGCTACGCCAACGAGCTCGGACTGCCGTGCGACGTGCGCTTCAGCATCGACCGCACCACCAAGTCCGGCACCACCGTCAGCGGCATCCAGATGACCGTGGACGCGGTTGAGAAGCTGGAGGCATGGTCAGGCGGGGAAGCGCAGCGCCTGCGTCTGGCGGCCTCGCTGGCGCTGTCGTCCAGCCTGCTGGTCGAGGCGGGCCTGAACTTCGACCTCCTCGCCTTGGACGAGCCCAGCGCCCACCTGAGCACCGAAGGGCTGGACGAGCTCACCACCTTCCTCAGCCTGCACGCCGAGGCCGAGGGCAGGCGCATCTTCCTGACCGATCAGCGGCACCTCGCCGTTGACAGCACGGTCACCCTGACAAGGGCCGGGAGCAACGTCACCCTCGCATAGCTTCCATGCAGTAATCCCCTTGAATGCCGCATATACCAACTTATATGCTTTTCAAGGAGAATGACCATGAGAACCTACTACACACTGGTTGAACGCGACGCCCCCGGCGAGCTCTGGACGATCCAGTTCGGCGACTATGACCCGGACACGGTCAAGGCCGAGCGCGACGACTTCCGCGATCACGGCGTCCGCGCCAAGAACCTCAAGATCATCCGCACCACGAGCGACAAGTGGACTGCCATCGAGGCGGCCGTCGCCCGCCTCAACCTGACGACCGGTGCGATCTTTGAGCGCCCGAGCGTCGATCCCGATGGTTACGACCGCGACAATCTGGGTGAGAGCCCGGACTTCTAGGAGAACGGCCATGAAGAGTAAGCTTGTTGCCAGCGGCAACGGTGCCATCGACAGGCAGCGCCCCGGTTTTGTCGAGCTCTACGACCGGGGCGAGCTCCTCTGGCTGATCGCCGCCAACGTCAGTAGCAGGGGCGCAGACCTCGAAGAGTTGGCACACATCGCCGAGCTCACCGACGCCGAGATCGCCGATGTCCGCACCATGATTGACTAGGAGATGACCATGACCACCATTCGCTTCAACACCGGCCGGGGCTACACGTCTTCCGGCCAGCGCATCGTAGCCACGTTGCACGACGATGGTATCGTGACCTTCATGGATCACGACCGTGGCATCAGCGGCGAGTATTGGAAGTCCGACCGCGACAGCTTCGACGCTGCCAACGTCATGGACCACTACGACAGCGGCGACTACACCAGCGGTCGCCGCTCTTGGGCCGATGGCATGGCGCGTGACGGCGTCAATGCCCTGACGGCATACCCCGGTAACTAGAGTTTGCAAGGAGATGACCATGACCATTACATCGACCAGCGACGACAAGATCGTCGCCGCCGCACTCGCACTGACCAACGCCAACCGCGAGCGGGACAGGGCGCACGAGCAAGCACGCAGGGCAGCCTACGTGGCTGATGCAGCCCACAAGAGCGCTGCCATCGAGCAGGCCAACTTCAACGAGGCACGCGACTATGCGGCGCGCATGGCCGACCTCGCCAAGGAGGCATTGCAGGCCTTCAACGCGCTGAACGCGAAGGGAGAATGACCATGACCGGCAACAACAGGAATGCCAACTACAGCCGCGAAGCTTATCAGCGCCGCATCAACGCTTCGTCGAGCGCGTCGCCAACATGCGGGTGCCCATGAGCCGCGAGCGCCGTGACAACATCGAGACAGCGCGCTTCCTCATGCTCGCGGAGATCATTGCCGACGCACGCGAGTTCTACCCCCTGAAAGGAGAATTGACCAATGACTGACGAGCAACAAGCCGACGAGGAGTTGGCCACACGCGTTGAGAATGTGCTGCTCACCGTGCTTGCCGAAGCCGACTACGACGTTGACGCGGCACTGGCGCGCATGGGTGGGAAGAACCCGGAGGCCGGTCTGCGGAACCGCACCCTGCGGGAGCTCTTCGAGGCGATGAAGGATGCACGGGAGAACATGCAATGATCTGGCACGGCATACATCCGAAGTTCGAGCCCGAGACGCTCGGCTTCATCCCCAGCTTCCTGAGCGAGGCCGACGAGCGCCCGGCCAAGCAGCAGATCGACGCCAACTACCGTCACGGCGGTGGTTGGCGTCCGGCGTCGGGCTTCACGCTCGACACCAAGACCATGAACCTCAACTACCCGGAAGACCCGCCCTACCGGCCGCTTGCCATGAGCACGCTGCGTGACGAGGTGCTGGTGTTCTACGACTGCGCCTTCCTGATGATCCTGCAAAAGGACGGCACGTTCGAGGTGGCGAGGATCGACTGATGCGATACCTGCACCCAATCGCTTGGGAGAACGACATCCCGCTTACCCAAAAGGAGACGACCGTGGCACACATGACCCCGCACTACGAGAACACCACCAAGTGGACGCTCACCAAGCCCAACGGCGAGGATACGCTGTTCGATGAGCTCACCGATGCCACTTGCGCCATCGACGACGACAAGGAGTTTGCTCCCGGCGAGAGCTACACCGTCACCTGTGAGAAGGGCTGGTGGGCGCGCCTCAGCGCCAACGGCTACCTCGACTGCACCGACTGGGGCGGACCCTTCGCCTCCGAAGAGCTCGCGCGCGACTACATCGCCGACACCTATGACGTGGACGCCGACAGCGGCGAGCCGCTGGCAGAGGACGACGATTACTGGCATGGTGGCGACCGGACCAACGCAGCTACCGGAACGGAGAATAGCAGTGGACACGAATAATCCGACACCCGCGCCGACGCGCATCGAACGCCAACCAGCGCCGCCAGCGCGGGAGCCGATCAGGGAGGGGCTCGCTGCCCACCTGAAGCGCATCGATGCGCTGATCGGCGACATCGGCCAAGAGATCGCTGCGCTGCAGCGCATCGAGAAAGCCCTGAAGGACTGCCACGACCGGCTGGACCGGCAGGGTGGCCTGATCGTCATGGAGACGCAGTTGGTCGAGCAGTTGATCAAGCGCGATGCACCCAAGCCGCCAGTCACTCCCGCCATCGTGCGCGGCATGCCCATCGACAAGCTTGCCGACCGCGTCGAGGATGACCTCAAGCGCTTGGCGGACATCCCGGCCACAGCCGACATCGCGCCCAGCAATCAGCCCATGGGCTTCGTGCCGAAGCGCTGACCCGCCTCACGGGTGATTACGAGCCACCGCAAAACCTGTCCCCGAGCGAGCCTTAGCCTGAGACAGGGGCCGTTGAAAGGTCACCCAACCAACTCCAACCCGAAGGCCCACGACCATCCGCTACGACGGCTACCTCAAGCCTTGGCTCGCCGAAATCCACCGCATGTGGTCCGACGGCCTGAGCACGCTCGACATCGCCACCGCCATCGGTGACAACATCCGGCAGCAGCAGGGCAAGCTACGCACTGCCGACGGCACCCCATGGCCTGACCAGTGGTATATCCCATACCCATCCGCCTCGCTGGTCCGCTACGTGCTCGAACGCACGCTCCCCGACGACGACATCAAGGAGCGGCGCGACCTCTATCCATTCCCCGGCGAGTGGCGCTGGCGTTGCATCCTGCCCGCCAACGTCGCACACCGGCAAGCCTGCTGGGAGCGCGCCCGCCAAATCCATCGCATGCGCTCACTCGGCATCGACACCAACAGCATCGCCAAGCGCTTCAGCGTCAGCCGCGTCCGCATCAACCAACTCTTGCAGAAGCAACCCGCCACGCGCAGCCCCATCGAGATGTTCATCCTTGCCGGTGCTGCCGACATCGACGCGCTGCGCCGCTCCTTGCGCCTGCGGCGCTGGGCCAGCAAGATGCGTGACAGCGACTTCAAGCTGTTCACCAACGCTGATCCCGATGGCATTTGACTGGCTGCTGTTCCTCGACCGCTACGGCATCGAGTATGCCGACAGCGGGCCCAACGTCGGCAAGGATCACGTCGTCACCCACTGCCCCTATTGCGGCTCATCCGACCAGAGCATGCACATGTCGATATCGACCGAGGGCAAGGGCTGGCACTGCTGGCGCGACAATTCCCACGCAGGCATCAGCCCCACACGCCTCGTTGCCGCCATGCTCAACATCTCGTGGTCCGACGCGGCAGCGATCACCGGCACCGGCAAAGGCTACCAGTCACAGCCACCCGTGCAAGCCGAGTTACTGGTCGAGCAGGTGAACAATTTATTGCAAGCGCCGACTACACGCACCGCGCAACCGAAATTAATCGAGTTCCCGCAATCAGCCCAACCACTGAACACCCTGAGCCGCACCGCCATCCCCTACCAACTCTACATGCGCGGCCGGGGCATCACCGATCTCAATCACCTCGACCGCTGGGACATCCTCTACGATCACCGTGACGAGCGCTTCCACGGCCGCATCCTGTTCGGTGTGCGCGACAAGGGCAAGCTGGTGGCACTCACCGCACGCGCCGTGGGCCAGCGCCTGCAGCCGCGCTACCTCGCCGAGGGCCCGGTCGATCAGCACCTGATCTGGGCCGACCGCTTCCCCACCAAGTCCAACACGCTGGTGCTCTGCGAGGGACCGTTCGATGCGCTGAAGCTCAACCTGCTCGGCAAGCCCTACGGCATCTGGGCCACCTGCTGCATGACCTCCAGCTTCAGCGACACGCAACGCTCGAAGCTCTACAGCCTCATGCCGCGCTTCAAGCGCACCGTGGCGCTGTTCGACCGAGGCAACGAGCACAACGCTCACCGCTTGTCACAGGGCTTTCCGGGGCGCATGCTGGTGGGCACGCTGCCACCCAACGTCAAAGACCCGGCAGAGCTCGACAACATCGACTTCCTGATCGAGCCACACCGCGCGGAGGATGACTGTGACTGACACGCCGAAGACCGGCATGCATCAAGTTGGCCGCCTCGCGCTGCGCGTCGAGGGCCAGTGGTGGTGCGCCTACTACGCGCAGCCCGACAGCATGGACAAGGCGCAACGCCTCGCCAAGGTGCACATGGCCGTCGTCGCCGACGAGAAGCGCAAGCAGGCCTTCATGGACCTGATGTCGGGCTTCGTTGCCGACCTCATCCAAGCGCAGACCGGCAAGCGTCCCGACTTCCGCATCGAGGATGCACCCAACCACGAGAAGAAGCACTGATGGATGCCCACGCGGCTGCCAGAACGCCGCGATGCAAAGCGCGAGCGGCTGATCGATCATCTCGTGGTGCTCGGCTTTGCCACCATCTTCATCCTTTGCACTGTCTTGTGGATCATCGTGGGCTTTGCATTGGTATACATCTGGTCGTGGAACTGAACTGTGCGTCACTTGTTTATGCGCGGGGTGTCATCCAGAAAAAGGAATGTATACCAAATGGCACAGGAAAAGACTTACAAGGTCGTGTCAGATTTCAACGACGCTGGCGGCAAGAACTGGCGCACCGGTCAGACCTACACCGGCTCCGAGGCCGAGGTGCAGGAGCAGATTGCTCAAGGGCACATCGCCGAGGACACCTCTGGCGGCAAGAGCGGCCAGCAGTCGCAGCGTTAAGCGTAGCCTGTGTGCGTCCCCTGCGGGCGTGGTGTTGAACACACCGCGCCCGCAACTTATATTACTGGCTGTGGCCAGCAAGGCCGCAGCAGGAGAATGACCATGAGCAACGGACACGACGCAGAGCACTTCGAACAATTCCCCAGCGATCCCACCGAGGCCACGCGCCGCGCCATGATCGCCGAGCAGCGGATCGTCGGCCCGCTCACCCGCGAACAGCTTGCCGCCGTGCACGGCGAGGTGTTCGACACCGCCGAGATGAGCGCCCGCTACCGGGTCAAGGCCTTCATGGCACCCTTCGTCGTCGTCGAGGAGCACGGTCCCAACGGCAGGCTCGGGACACTTGAATTTCAGCACAGCCCGAGGTTCTACTACGGCTTCACGCCCGACAAGGATTAGCCGTTGCCCGACGAACAACTGCCGCAGGCCATCGCCGAAGAGTTCATGCAGGTTGGCGACATCAAGCTGCGCGTCGCGGTCCTTGACGACGGGCGGCGCATCATTGTGTATGACGAGAACCTGCAAGCCCTGTTGCAGGCGATGGCCGACGCACTTGAAAAGGGGGAGCCAAATGAGAGATAGCTCGTGGCGGCCCATCGCGACAGCGCCGAAGGACGGCACGCGCATCCTAGTGCTCTGCCAATTTGCGAATGGCTGTGAGCCGACCGTTGTGCGCTGGGTTGATAGCCCAAATCCGGCAGGACCGTTTGGGCGCTTTGCGTGGCGCGAGATGCAGGACAGCGCCGTCGCCGAGAGTGTGCCGACATTCTGGATGCCGATCCCGAATGCGCCGGATGGTTGACGGATGTGCGGCGCATACTTACTGGGGAGAGGCTCCCGTCGCCAAGTGGTTAAGGCATCGGTTTTACATACCGACATTCCGGGGTTCAAATCCTCGCGGGAGCACCAGCCTCACAAGGAAAACCCGCCATGAGCCTGCAAGACACCGACGCATCCGCAGCCGCTGTAGCCAAGGCACCACGCGTGAGCCTGCTCGACATTGAGCGCAACATTGCGCACCGCTTCGACCTCACCGCCGCACAGGCCATCGCCAATCTTGGTGTTGACCCACCGGCCAGCCTCAACGTGCTGTCCATCTGCATCTTGGTGACGAAGAACGGCTTCACCGTCATCGGCAAGAGCGCACCCGCCGCCGAGGAGAACTACGACCGCGACCTTGGCAAGCGCTTCGCCTTCGAGGACGCCGTGCGCCAGTTGTGGCCGCTCATGGGCTACGCACTGCGTGATCGCTTGTGGAGCGACAGCTACGACAAGGACAACGTCTGGCGGGAGCGGCGGATATACAGTGGTCAAGACTGACAGCCTGACCGAGATCAAGGCGGCGCTGGAGGAGATTGGCAAGCTGGTTGCTCTGATCGACTGCAGCAACAAGGATAATCTGCTTCTGCTGCCATTATTTCTGGCCCAGCAGAAGCGCGCCGCTGCGGCTCTCGCCCGGATGGAGCCGGTGGAGGAGGCCGCGAAGGGGGCGGACAGCGCCAACTTGGAAGAGCGAATTGCCGCCCGCATTCGCGACCTCAAGGAGCGGCCATGATTACCCGCGTGGTATGGGCGGCGGCATGGGCGGATGGCGACATCAGCGAAGCTGCGGCACGGGCGCTCTATCCCTACCTAGGGCCTCCCGCCACTGAGACGAGACTGCTTGAAGGCCGTGCGGCTGCTAAAGTAGTCCTTGCCACCCTCACCCCGCTGATCCGCGACCAAGTGCTGGAGGAGGCGGCGAAGAGAATGCTGGAACTGGCACGCGAGGAGCGCAACCTCGACGGCGCAACGCTCTCCCGAGCCGCTGAGTATCTCCGCGCCTTCAAGGAGCAGCCGTGAGCGATCCAGCCGTGACCAGCAAAGAAAGCATTGAAGCAGTGGCACGGGCGCTTGAGCATTTTCTCGACAAATTCGCGCCGCTGATCCGCGCCAACGCGCTGGAGGAGGCGGCGCAGTTGGCAGAGGGGTGGGTGGTGGCATACGGTCAAGAGGTTGCTGAAGGCGCGGTCATCGCCGCCGCCATTCGCGCTTTGAAGGAGCAGCACACCAATGAGTGACGTCTATGTCTCCCCGGATGGCGAGGACATCGCTTCCGGCAACGAATTGCATCCTGTGCACACGCTCAATCGCGCTTCCGACTTGGTGCGAGCCGGTGGCTCGATCCTCTACACCAGCGGCGTGCACCAGCACGTGACACAGCAGACGATCACGCGCGCCGGTAATGAGGGCGAGCGCATCACGGTGTGCCCAGCACCCGGTGCGCAAGTGGTGATCGATGGTGGTGGCGGCTCCGGTGGTGCCACGCCGCTCATCATGCTCGACGGCAACTACGTCACGTTCAAGGGCATCGAGGTTGCCCGATCCGCCCGCCAAGGCATCGCCATCTACGCGGCGAAATACGTCGAGGTGCTGGAATGCGATGTGCACGATTGTTGGGAGACGGGCATCATCAACGAGGGGCCGACCGTTGACAGCAATGTCGGCACGCTGATCGAGGGCTGCACGGTCCACCGCAACACCAACCACAACTTAACCGGTGAACCGGGCTACGGGCAGGGCATCTCTCTCAGCAAAGGCAAGGGCGGGATTGCGCGCCGCAACTACATCTTCAATAACAAGGGCGAGGGCCTTGGCATAATGAAAGGCCACGTCGGCGGCTCGGCGCTGGAGAACGTCTCCTTCGACAACTACAAGATCAACATCTACATCGACAGCCCGGTGGACGGCGCGACGATCAAGAAAAATCTCTGCTACTGCACCGGCAATGAGAAATACCTGACCTACAATGAGAAGCTCAAATCCACCGGCATCACCCTCGCGCGCGAGACTGGCTCCGGGCATATCGAGGGCATCGTCTGCGAGGACAACAGCCTGTTGGGCTGCCACTACGGCATCAGCTTTTTCATCCAGAAGCGCGACAGCGGGCTGGTGGGTGCCAGCTTCAAACGCAACCTGATCGCCAACAGCGTGGCGGCGGGCATGTGGATCGAGAAGGGCGGTGCCAGCGACAACACGATACGCGACAGCATCTTCATCTCCACCACGGGTGCGCCGCACTTCGTGGGCGACATGGAGGGCTACGCGTTGCTCGACAATCTCTACTACCCGGAGCTAGAGGCCGCGTGAGCTCCAAGTGCTCCGTCGAGGGCTGTGACAATCCATCCAACGCGCGTGGCCTGTGCCGCGCCCACTACCAGCGCGCGGCGCTGCGTGGCACCCTGAACCACTTCCCGCGCAAGCTGCCTTACGAGCGTCCGCTCTGCTCGATCCCCGACTGCAGCGAGCCACACCTCGCGCACGGTTGGTGCCGCGTGCACTACGACCGCTGGCGCAGGCGTGGCACACCGGTCAGCTTGGTGCGCGCCAAACTATGATATGCTTCAGCGATTGCGGCTTCCCCTGTTGTTCTGTCGTGGAGGGCTGTTGTGGATGCTGTCGTAAAGATCGACCGCGCAAGCCTTCCCGGCGACGGCCTGCGCGATCTGGCGCTGCAGATCGAGACGCTGGCGCATGCACATCCAGAGCACTCACGTGCCAGCGAGGCGGTGTCGATGCTCATCGACTACCTGACGCTGCGTGCGCGGCTCAGCGACTACGAGGCCGAGGCTTTCCTGACGGGGCGATATGGCTGACGCGTTCCTGCAGTTGTTCTCTGCCAGCATGCTGATCCTCGCCGGGATCGCGTGCGCGCGCCTTGCGTGGCTCATGCATGAGCGGCGGCGCAACCGGAGAAGGCGCGATGGCACGTCTTCCTGAGATCGGCCCAGACGAGCGCGCCGCCATCGCGCTGGCGCTGGGCAAGGCGCGCAAGCGCCGAGCTCCTGACGTGGTGACCGTCACCATCCCACCCAAGTATGGCTGCACCATCGCCTTCGAGCAGAAGGAGTTCGGCTTGGCGCGGCACCTCACCGTGCGGGTGCCACATGCACCACGCGGCAAGGAGGCATCGCTGCTCAAGGACGCTGCCGCCGTCGTCACCATCGCCGAGGCGTTCGGCTTCACGCAGCCGACCGTGCTCGGGCAGTGGGTGGATGAGGACGGCGACTACCACGTGCTCGGCACCGATCATGCCTTCCACGCCTGACCGCGAGGCCGAGTTGCTCGTGCGCTACCGCGTGCTGGAGATGGTGCGCGCCGCCGAGAAGTTGGTGCACGCCGTGCAGAACGCCGACAGCTTGCACGGCGGGCTGCTCAACCGCGAGACGATCCGTGCCTCCGATGAACTGCGCGTGCTGTTGTTGCGCTACCGTGCCAAGGTGAGTGTTGCATGACCACGACCATCAGCTTCCCCGAGCCGAAGGTGCGCGACGCCGAGAGTGGCGAGCTACTCGGGGACAACGACGTTGAAAGCCACCCACGCATCGTCATCACCCAGCGCATCAGTGTCTGGGTAAAGGATGAGGCGTGCCCCGCTGAATGCACTCTCAGCATCGACATCAGGGGGCTTGCGGGGTGGCTTGGGCATCAAGCGTGGCGCAACCCAAGCCACACGACGCAAGCGCTCAACAGCAGCGTCGTGGCGCGGGTGAAGCTGGTGAAGTAAGGAGGTTCCTTATGGGCACCGTGACGAGGTTGATCCCGCGCAGTCCGCAGGGCATCCGCTTTTTCCTCGAACACGAGTATGGCAAGCTGGCCGCCAAGGGGTTGGTGCCGAAGACCAAGTCGTGGCCGAAGATGCAGCGCGAGCTCCGCTATCTGCAGGTGGCGGTGATCGCGCAGCGCCTGCTCGAAGAGCGGGGCGTGCACGGCGTCACGTTCAACGAGTTCAAGCGCGCCTTCGGCTACGCCCCGCCACGCGCGCTCGGGCACATCGAGGACATCGAGCGCTTTTACGAGATGCGGATCGATCCCGACGACGACGGCCCCGACGCTGCCGCCTAGGTATAGCTACGGGGTTGCCTTTGTCCGAAAACGAACATAAGACCATTCGCCCATGCAACCCACGGGAGGGATCGCATGGGAGACAAGCTCTACGCCAAGATCACGCTGAAGGACGGCGCTGTGCAGCAGACCAGCGACACGCCGATCCAGATCGCCGACGAGGAGCGCGGCACCTTCGAGTGCGTCGAGGTGCTCGAGGAGCCCTACGGCGGGCTGGAGATCGGCGACATCATCAAGACCAAGGACGGCCAGCACTTCAAGGACGTGACGTTCAGGGACGGCGGGTCAGTCAAGTCCGAGGACGGCTGGTAGGTGCGGTTCGACCTCGCCGAGGAGCGGGTGATCGACCACCCGCGCTGGGTGGTCGCCCAGACGCAGCCGCTGTGCGAGCAGCGTGCTACGCGCCACATCCTGCGGCAGGGCGGCGACGTGTTCGCGCCGTTCTTCTACGACCGCTGGGGCAAGTCCCTACGATTATTCCCCGGCTATCTGTTTGTGCACATCGAGGGCACGGCCAACTGGTTGCAGAACACGATGGGCGTGCTACGTGTGCTGTGCATGGGCTCCAGAGCCTGTGAGGTGAGGCCGAAGGTGATCGAGGATTATCAGGTGCTGGCCGACGAGGTGGGCGTCGTCTGCTTGCCAAGGGACTACTACCAGCCCGGCCAGTCGGTGCGTATCACCGAGGGACCGTTCGAGAACCAGATCGGCATCGTCGAGGGCATGGACGCGCAGCAGCGCGTCGCCATCCTGCTGTCGATCTTGGGCCGCGAAAGCCGCGTGCATTGCCCCGTGACATTGGTGGCCGCTGTCTGATACGGTGCTGTCGGGGTGTTATCGTTTTGAGAACGTCGAATTGAGGACGGCGCACCCCTGTGCCGCTGCGGTAGCAATGAAGCGAGCCGTTCTGAAGGTCGAGCGCGAGAAGCTCGATCCCCTTGACCAGCCACTCGGCGACGAACGCGGCTACGACAGCCGTGGCCGCAAGAAGGGCGGCCAGATGCGGACGACGACCGTGCTGAAGGACGCCATCCTCTACGCCGCCCAGAAGGTGGGCGAGGACGGCAGGGGCCTCAACGGGCTGGTTGGATACCTCACCAACATCGCCCGCACCGATCCGCGCACCTTCGCTGCGCTGTTGGCGCGCGTCATCCCGCTGCATGTCACCAACACCAACACCGCCGAGGTGACCTACCGCTCGGTTGACGAGGTGAAGGCCGAGCTCGCGGCACGCGGCATCGTCATCGACCGGGTCTACCATTGAGCGCTTGGACGTTTGAATGGGACGACGCCGCCATCGAGCGCCTGAAGCGCCTGAAGGCTGACGGCCACTCGGCGGTCGATATCGCCAAGCTGCTTGGCGTCAGCAAGAACGCCGTCATCGGCAAGCTGTATCGCCTGAAGACCGTCGCCGGGCCCGTGCAGGTGGCGCGCACGAAGCGATCCTACCAAGCCAAGCCGCAGCCAAGCCGGAAGCAGAAGCAGGGCGCGGACAGGTGGTTCAAGATGGAGCCGCCGCCAGCGCCCAAGCCGCAGCAGCCCAATGTGCCGTTCACGCGCTCGATCCTTGAACTTGTGCACGGTCAGTGCAAGTGGCCAGAGGGTGACCGCGATTTCCTCTTCTGTGGTGAGCCGCAGGCAACGGGGCACGTGTATTGTGCCGCGCATGTCGAGCGTGCCTACAACAAACCAAGGCATGGTCTGAGTGCCCATTTCATACGAACAACTCAAGGATAGCCGCAGCTTCGAGCTCTACAACGAGTGCGCGCGCTCCGAGGCAAGAGTAGACTTCTACTCGTTCCGCTGCCACATGCGCGAGGACATGAAGATCGGCTGGTGGTTGAAGGAGATATGCGACCACCTGCAGCGCTTCTACCTGCGCTTTATGAATGGTGAGCGGCCGAAGATGGTGCTGATGGCACCGCCGCAGCACGGCAAGACGACCATCGTCACCGACTTCATCGCGTGGGTGGCGGGCAAGAACCCCTCGCTCAGGTGCCTGTTCACGTCCTACTCCGACGATCTCGGGCAGGGCGTCAACGTCAACTTGCAGCGCATGATGGACAGCGACAAATACAAGCAGGTGTTCGGGCCGCGCCTGCCAAGCTTCGGCCGCTCCATTGCAGGCATGCGCAACAACAACCTGCTGGAATACATGGGCGGGACTGGATCGTTCAAGGGCAGCTTCCGCAATACTACCGTGAACGGACAGGTTACTGGTAAGGGGCTGGACTTCGGCTTCATCGACGATCCGATCAAGGGCAGGCGTGAAGCAAACTCCACGACCGTGCGCGACGCCACGTGGGCGTGGCTCACCGACGATTTCTTCACCCGCTTCTCCGACCACGCCGCGCTGCTGATGACGCTGACCCGCTGGCACCTCGACGATCCGGCCGGGCGCTTCCTGCAGAAATTTCCTGAGACGGAGGTGCTCGACTACCCGGCCATTGCCACCAAGGATGAGCTCCACCGCCGCAAGGGCGAGGCGCTGTTCCCCGAGTTCAAGTCGCTGGAGTTCCTCGAAGAGCGGCGGCGCGGCCTGAGCCAAGCCTCGTGGGTGTCGCTCTACCAGCAGAGCCCGATCATCGCTGGCGGCGGCATGTTCCCCGTCGAGAAGTTCGCGGTGGTGAACGCGGTGCCGAAGAACGTCATCAAGTGGGTGCGCTACTGGGACAAGGCGGCCACCGAGATGGGCGGCGCATACACGGCGGGCGTCAAGATGGGCAAGCTGCCGGACGGCGGCTTCATCGTCTCCGATGTGCGGCGCAAGCAATTGTCGGCACTCGAACGCGAGCGCATGATCCTGCAGACGGCGCAGATGGACCGGCAGGAGAGCGGCCCCAACGTCTTGACCGTGGTTGAGCAGGAGCCGGGCTCAGGCGGCAAGGAGAGCGCCGAGCGCAGCGTGCGGATGCTCGCGGGCTACAAGGCAGAGGCCGACAAGGTCACCGACGCCAAGCACATCCGCGCCGATCCCTACGCCGCGCAAGTTCAGGCGGGCAACGTGTCGATCCTCTCGGCGATGTGGAACAAGGACTTTTTGAACGAACACGAGACGTTCCCGAATGGCACCTACGTCGATGTGGTGGACGCCGCCGCAGGCGCGTTCACCAAGCTGACGCTGGGCAGCACCTATGACAGCAGCATGCGGTGGGCGACGGGTGACGTTCCCGACAATGTTTTGGCACAGCAGCTAAACGGAGGCGCACGGCCATGGTAGCAGCAGCAAAGACCGCCGCGAAGCCCGCGACGGGTGACAAGAAGCAGACGCCGTGGGACGCGATGGGCCTGACCCGGCACGAGTTCATCCGCGAGATGGCGAAGCGCATGAAGGCGGCCCGCTCGGTGCGCCCGACGCCGAGGCCCGATCAACCACTGCCCGATGTCGGGCTCGACCGTCCCGGTATGCCGAAGTTCAAGAATTGAGCCGTGTCCGAGTGGGACGATGCGCGGTTCACCGCGCAGGCGGGCGCTATCCACCCGCACGAGCTCCGTTGGCATTGTGAGTTGAAGTGGGGGCAGCGGGGCGTGGCCAACGCGCACGCGCCCGCCAATTGGTTCGTCGAGTTCATCCCCGAGTTCGGCTACCGGCTCACCAAGGAGCCGCCGTGGCAACGCGGAGACGTCGATGACCCTGACTGGGGTGAGATAGCCTTTTACGGCTACGACGAAGACGACTGATCACGCCCGCGTGGCTCGGCAAAAGCAAGCGCGGACGTATGGGGCCGGGAGTTGCAATCCCGGCCCCGACCTGATCCCGGTTAGCGTGGCAGGGGTGAACACCTCCCCGCCCCTCGACCGTCCTAGCGCTACACCGGACTAGGCGACCTACACCAACACTGAGTTCTGGGTTCCTCCCTGAGCCTTGGACCGCGAGAGCGTGCGTGTAGGTCGCCGCCCTTTTCAAGGAGCTCAAGCCAATGATCAAGCCAACTGTCGGACGCGTCGTCTGGTTCTACAGCAGCAAGGCCCCGGAGAAGGCGTTCGCCGCCATGATCGCGCACGTGCACAGCGACCGCATGGTCAACCTCATGGTGGTCGATGCGGACGGTGACCCCTACGGCCAGACCTCCGTGCAGCTTCTGCAGGACGATGACAAGCCGCAAGGCGGTGCGTTCTGGTGCGCTTGGATGCCCTACCAGCTTGGGCAGGCAGCGAAGACCGAGGCAGCCGAGGCCAAGGCATAGAGGAGATCAGCATGGGCACCACGACGCACCGCATCGCGGTCAACACCGACGCCTACACCGACGTGAGCGGCGAGGGCAACCTCAACTGCACGCTGGTGGTTGCCAGCGGGCAGGCGCTGCGCGTCAGCATCGGCGGACCCGGCGTGCCCGACCCGGCCACCGAGAAATACGCACGTGTCACTGGCCCGAGCGGCTCGTCAGCGCGTGGCAGCGCCATGACCGTGCAAGGCTTCGACCCGGTCGAGGGCGAGCGCCTGTGGGTCAAGTCGGAGAGCGGCGACACCGAGGTCACCGTGATGCGCGGCAGCGCCAGCGTCAGCTTTTCATACGGCGGCTGAGCGCCTGCATGCAGTGGGAAAGCCCCCCACCAACGGCAACAATCAGGTCATCCTCGCCGCGCACCCAGCAGGTGCGGTGCAGGCCGGGATTGCGGTCGCGCATGATGCCATAGGCTCGCTCGGCGCGCAGCCTGTCCTGCTCCTCATCGTGCTGCTGAACCTCGCCTTCGTCGTGGCCGCCGCCTACTTCCTCGCCACGCTGGAGACGAGCCGCGTCGGGCTGGTCACGAACGTGCTCGACATCGTCAAGGTGTGCGTCGTGCAGAAGGCGACACCGACGACACTGTCACACTGAGCTTCACCCGAGGGTGTTCCTTCCCATCGCCCCCAGCCGGTTGATGGTTCACTGGACCCCTTCGGGTGGAGGCCACCAACAAATGCGGAGGGATTGTTGATGCGAACCGATGAGCTACAGGACCGCTTGCGCTCGCTGGGCTTCGACCCCGGCCCCAGCGACGGCATGTATGGGCCGCTCACCGAGGATGCGATCTTCGACATGCTCGACGAGTATGCGCCGCTGCCTGCGCCGCCCGAGGTCGAGGAGGGCGGTGAAGGCACCCCTGTCCCCGGCATTGTGCCGCCGTCGTGGATGCCGGACTGCAACATGGAGCGCGTCATCTGCCACTGGACGGCAGGCACGCACAAGGCGGGCGGTGGCGACACGCCGCACTACCACATCCTGATCGAGGGTGACGGCACCCTCGTGCGCGGCTCCTACTCGATCAAGGACAACGTCAGCACCAGCGACGGCACCTACGCGGCGCACACGAAAAACCTCAACACCGGCTCCATCGGTGTGTCGCTGTGCTGCATGTCGGGCGCAAAGGAAAGCCCGTTCGACGCTGGCGACTACCCGATGACCGAGGATCAGTGGGAGACGCTGGTCGCGGTGGTCGCCGATCTCTGTGCCTTCTACAACATCCCGGTCACGCTCACCACGGTGCTCAGCCACGCCGAGGTGCAGGCCAACTGTGGCGTCGCGCAGGAAGGCAAGTGGGACTACACGCGGCTCGCCTTCGACAGCAATGTGCAGGGCGCGAGGGAGTGCGGCGACAAGCTGCGGCGTGAAGTGCAGGGAATGCTGTGACAGTCGCCGCGCTGTGCACGCTGTTCGCTGTGCTCGCCATGTTTGGCGGCTTGGTGATCGGCGTGGTCGTCGGCATCATGTGGGCACAGCAGCACTACGGTGTTTGAGGCGCTGGTCTTCATGGCTGGCGTGATCGTCGGCTTCCTCGTCTCACAGGCGTGGCGCTGCGGCGACGATGGCGAGGTGTGATCGATATGCAATTTGCAACCGACATTGCGACGGTAAGTAACTGACATGGGCGCACCGTTCGACGTTGCTGCGATCAAGGACAGCTTGATCAACCTCATGGCAGGCTTCGGCGTGCCGGGCCGCGACAAGGCGGCCAGCGGCGCGTCGTTCTGGCAGTTCACCCCGCTGTCGCAGTATGAGCTCGAAAGCGCCTACCGGGCCAACTGGATCGCTCGCAAGCTGATCGACATCCCGGCGCAGGACGCCACGCGCGCGTGGCGTGCGTGGCAGGCCGACACCAATGTGGTGGAGCTGCTCGAAGAGGAGGAGACGCGCCTCGACGTGCAGGTGGTGCTGAAGAACGCCCTGATCATGTCGCGCCTCTACGGCGGCGCAGCCATCCTGCTCGGCGTCAAGGGCGCGAGCAACAACACGCCGCTCGACTACGAGAGCGTCGAGAAGGGCGGCCTTGAGTTCATCGCCGCCGTCTCGCGCTGGGCGCTCGGCACGGGTCCGCTGGTCAAAGACCCGATGGACCCGATGTATGGCAAGCCCGAGTATTTCACCCGCAACATGGACATCGGCCAGAACCAGACGGCGGCCGAGTTCCAGATACACCCGAGCCGCGTCATCATGCTGAAGGGCATGAACATGCCGGACCCGGTGATGCAGGGAGAAATCTGGGGCGACAGCGTGCTGCAGAATGTGCAGGACGCGGTGCAGTCGGCCACCCTCGTCACCCAGTCCATCGCCACGCTGGTGACCGAGAGCAAGTTCGACATTATCAAAATCCCTGACCTGTCGCAGAACATCGCCACCGCCGAGTATCAGAACCGGCTCACGGCGAGGTTTGTGTATGCCAACTCGGTGAAGAGCGTGATCAACACGCTGCTGCTCGACAAGGAAGAGGAGTGGGAGCGCATCAATGCGAATTTCACGCAACTCCCCGATGTCCTGCAGATGTATCTCCTCATCGCCTCCGGTGCAGCAGACATCCCCGCTACACGTATGCTCGGGCAGTCCCCTGCTGGACTACAGTCTACTGGAGAGAGTGATGTCCGTAACTACTACGACCGAATTAACAGCGATCAAACCAACGTATTGTCTCCCGCCCTTGCTGCTCTTGACGATGTATTGATCCGCTCTGCATTGGGCGACCGCGATCCTAGTCTGTATTATATCTGGAACCCGCTGTGGCAGATGCCCGCCACCGAGAAGGCGGCGGTCGCCAAGCAGAAGGCGGAAGCCTTCAACGTGGACATCATGGCCGGTGCTGTCGATGCCGAGGCGCTGCGCATCGGGCGGCAGAACCAGTTGATCGAGGACGGCACCTACCCCGGCCTTGAGCAGGCGCTGGAGCAACAAGACCAACTCGACATGGAGAGCATGCTGTCTCCCGAGGAGCAGGATGCGCAAGCGCAGGCCGAGATGGAGAAGCAGGCGGCGCTGGCTGGCCCCGGTCAACCGGGACAGCCGGGCCAGCCGGGCCAGCCGAATGGTGGCGGCAATCCGTTCCAGCGTGGCAAGGCACCGCAGAAGAAGGGCAACCCGTTCCAGAAGAAGGACAGCAGACCACTTGCCGTCGGCCGCCGCCTCAAGAAGGCACGCAGCACCCCGATCTTCAAGCGCCGCGCCGAATGGCTCGCCTCTGTGGCGCGCGATTACAACGAGTGCCATGACCCGGATACCGGCCTGTTCTGCGGCGAGGGTGGCACCAGCTACAGCGGCCCCTCGTCTGGATCGAGCGATCCGTATCAGTCCGAGGGCGCGACCGGCTTTGGTGCCGAGATCATGTCGGCGGCGCACGGCCGCCTGCACGGTGGCGAGCACGGCGTGTTCCGCGCTGAAGACCAAGGCATGGCCGACAAGCTGGAACGCGATATGGGGCGCGTGCTGGGCGAGCTCGACCGCTACAAGGAGAAGCCGGACAGCACGCGCATCAAGAACCTGATGGTCGAGCACCGCGACCTGATGAAGCAGATACGCCGCCTGCGCCTCGATCCGGGTGGCCTGCAAGGCTTCGGCAAGCCGGGCGGGCACCGCGACGTGGTGATCATTGGCGGCGGTCCCGCAGGCCTCAACGCGCTGGTCAATGCCGCCTACGAGGGCATGGACGCCACGCTGCTGGAGGGCGGCTCGGACATTGGCGGCCAGTCACGCACCAGCGGCGGCATCAAGAACGTCGCAGGCACCAAATACGGGACGCGTGGCAAGGCCTACTTCGAACGCCTCGCCAACCTCGCCACCGCCAACGGCGGCGAGATACGCACGCAGTCGAAGGTCCGCAACCTCACCTACGATCCGACTACCGGCCTGAAGACCATCCACCTCGACAACGGTGAGACGATCACTGCCCGCAACGTGGTGATCGCGACCGGCGTGCAGTTCAAGGTGATCAACTTCAAGGGCTCGGAGGGCACTGGCGTGCACTTCGGCGGCCACAACGATCTGCTCAACGAGGCGAAGGCGGCAGGCCGGGCGCAGAACCGCCCCGGCCACGTCGTCATCGTCGGCGGCTCGAATGGCGCGGCGCAGGCCGCGATCAGCGCCTCCAACGCCGGGCTGAAGGTCACCATCCTGTCGCGCTCCCCCATTGGCGGCGAGACGGGCAAGATGAGTGCCGATCCGTTGAAGGTCATTCGCGCCAAGCAGCGCACCAACATCAACGTGGTCGAGGGCGACGAGATCGCCGAGCTACAGCGTGACGCCGATGGCAAGCCGGTGGCCATCATCACCAAGGGCGGCAAGCGGCTGCCCGCCGACAGCGTCGGGCTGTATCTTGGACAGGCACCCGACACATCGTGGCTGCCCGACAGCATCGAGCGCGACGAGAAGGGTTACATCAAGGCTGATGTCGATCTGCGCTCCACCATGCCCGGCGTGTTCGTTCCCGGCGATGCACGCTCCGATCCGCCCGGCCGCGTGCAACGCTCCGGTGCCGAGGGCCAGACCTCCGTCGTCGGCGTGTTCAAATACCAGACCCAGCAGGCGCTCGCCTACGCACGCGGCGACAACTCTCCGCACACCTCCGCATGGACGCGCCGCATCGCGGTGCCCGAGGAGGAGCAAGCGAAGCTCAACCAAGAGAACGAGCGGCTGGCGAGCGAGAACGAGAGCCTGCGGGCGCAGCTTGCCGAGCTCCGCAGGCGGCACGGTGATGCCGCGCGTGGGCGCTCGATACTCGGCGGCACAGACCCGCCCGACAAGCCCGGCAAGATGACCTTCGCCGACTGGGATCAGTCGGTGGACATGCTGCACGCGCTCGACGCCGAAGACCCCTACATCACGCGCGGCATCGAGTATGCGGCGGGTCAGCGGCTTGACCCGCTCAGCGGCCACGTCGATTACGAGGCTGGCGAGAGCTACAGCATCGATTACAGCCCCGACCAGCCGCGTGGGCAGCCAGACAACGCTGGCCAGTGGGGTCCGGGCGGTGGTGGATCGTCTGCCAAGTCGAAGCGCAGCGAGCCGTCGCAGAGCGCCAAGAGCAGCTACCGCGAGGTGCTGCAGACGCGCAAGAAGATCGGCAAGACACCGGGCGAGCGCGAGCACACCTACCAGAGCCTGCTGGAGAGCGGCGAGGGCAAGCACCCCGGCCACGGCTACTCGGGGCGCGCCGTCGAGGACGAGGACGGCATCATCCACACCGACGACGTGACGGATGTCGTGCGCGCGCTCTACGAGGGCCGCAAGGTCAACCTCTGCTCCGAGGACAAGGTCGCCATCGCCATCGACAAGGTGGGCAAGGTGGCCAGCCGCATGGCCAAGTCGAAGGGTGAGGGCAAGGACCGCACCTTCGATCTGTGCAACGTCACGGTCGAGGGCACCAACTTGTTCTGCGCCGAGAGCAAGGGCATCCCGCGTGTGAAGATGCCGCAGTTGAAGGGTGTGCCGAAGCCCAACAGCCCCGCTTCGAAGCTGCCCGCCAACAAGAAGGGCGAGGTCGATCTCACGCAGGCGTTCCGCGATCACCTCGAAGAGATCGGCCTGACCATCGACGACACCGACGTGCGTGCCGACCACCTGAAGGCCAGCCAGAACGAACTGAACGGTGCAAAGATCGCCGGTATGGCGAGCGCGATCCGCGCGGGCAAGATCGGTGAGGAGCGCATCTTCGTCAGCGACGACAACTACATCGTGGACGGTCACCACCGCTGGGCCGCCAACGTCGCGGTGGACTACGACGACAACAAGTCCGGCGACATCAAGATGCCGGTGGCGCGCATCAACGCCTCGATCCTTGAGCTCTTGGAGATCAGCAACACCTTCGCACGCGAGATGGGCATCCCGCAGGCGGGCGTCGGCGCAATGGTGCCGAAGGAAGAGCAGAAGCAGACAACCAAGAAGGATGCGGTGACGCACGGCTCCCACCGCCCTTTCGCTTCAACCCTTACACCGGCATCCGACTGGTAGGAGACGAGTGGAACGAGGCCGACCACCCGCGCGGTCAACCCAACAACGCCGGGCAGTTCGGGCCCGGTGGCGGCGGCTCCAGCAGTAAATCCGGTAAATCCGGTAAATCCGGCGGCAGCACCGGATTTGTCTCCCCGAATATCCACGACCTGCAGATCGAGCAGGCGGCCAACGCCATCACCTCATCAGCCCGTCAGAAGCTGCTCAACGAGGCCAGCCGTGAAATAAATTCGGCGCTTGGGCTGAAGGTCAACCAAGCGCCGGTCGTGGGCGCGTGGTCAGATGGTGCCGAGAACAGCATCATGCTCTCGTGGTCCGGCGAGAACCCCGCCGTCGAGCGCGCCGCCTTGGCCATGGAAGGCTACATCGCCGACCAGAAATCGGTGCTCTACTTCCAGCCCGACACGCAGGCCGAGGAGTTCATCGCACGCTTCACCGCCGAGGGCGATGTCGTTGCCGTGCATGAAGATTTGTTAAAGCGCGGCCTTGCCTTCCACACCTTGCGCCCCACATCCGAGGGCACCGTGGTGTATGTCTACGGTCAGGACCAAGAGACACTCGACAAGGTAGGCGATGCGGCCAAGGCGCACAACGCCGAGATGTCGTGGACGCCGGGCAAGGGAGAGTTCATTGGCACAAAGCTCGAAAACGGAGAAGCCACCGACCGAGAGCAAAGGGACGACGCCCGGCGCGTCTACGAAGACGAAATTAGTCGGGCCGCCGGGGGCGAAGTTGGACATGTCTGGGAGGACATACGGGATCGTTGGACCCGCCGACTTCAACAATCCCAAGATCAAGAAGTAGGCGACTTCAACCCCAACCACGATCCCGATACCGGCGAGTTCAG